ACAGCACGTCCAAACTTGAAGGTGCTACTTACCCCCTGTCCACTGAATGCATGCACGGATTCGAGGCTAAATTCAACGTCTTGTCGGTCAATGGCTTGGGTGAGTTCAGCTTTGAAGTCAAGTGTGTTGATCTTGCCATCGGTGTTTGAGATGTCTCCACATGACCAATACTTGCCATGATGGTCAATGACACCCCAAGCTCCGGACACAGCACCTGGATCTATACCACAGTACAACTTCATGCTTGATCCCTAATCCAAATGGCAATAGATGCTGCCGTGTCGTTCACTGGGCCTTTCAAAAGCTCTGTGGCTATCTCTTCGGCTTTGGCTTTGGCTACCAGATTGGCAAAATGTTCAAGTTCATCGCCATGAACACCATCACAATATCCTGAATAAAAAACATCTTTACGAAACCTTATGCCAGCTTGTATCGCCATGTCAATGATCTGCTGCGTCTGCATGTTCTTTCTCCAATGATTGAATTACACGTACTTGTCTTGACCTGATACGTGCTGCCACGTAGTTGATCGCCTGTTCGATCTCTTTGACCGAAGTCTCTTCGAGCTGTTGGTCATGAACCTGCATGGCTAACTTGACTGCTTGCAGTTCTGGGCCGGTAAACAAGAATGGTTTGCCAGCAACGCCACGCTTGCCCATGTTATAGATTGCGTCTTGTGCTTCACGTATCTCCGGCAACCAATCAGATCCCTTCTCAGGGAATAGATGCGCTATTGCTTCGGCTTGGTTGAAGGCATGGATCAGGATGTCAGTATGGTCACGATCACCTCTGCCGTACATGATCTCGTCAAGTGCTGAATGGTTTTTTGCTACCAAGGTAACACCGGCTTCGGGTACTTTGGCTACCTTCATGAACCCTGACTTGATGTAAGCCATGGCATCTAGCCTGACACCTTTAGGTTTGTACTTGCTTCTTTTTTTCATATATCCTGGCCTTGATTAGTTCGGGTAAGTCAACAAACAATTCTGATGGATCATCACGCAGCTTGCGTACCATCCATCTGGCGTGTTCGACAGTAGACGGATTCATCGCCATATCCGCATAGTGTTCGGTCAGTTGTTCTAAGAGTTCTTGATAGATCACCGGTGGCCTCCAATGCGTCTAGGATGTCTCTGATCGGGGTGAGTGTGTCAAACCTGGCACGGTCTAGCAGTTTGTGTGCTTCTTCTTTAGTCATTGCTTTTCTTTCGTTCACAGTTCTCCAAGGGTGGATAGAGTCATCTCTTCCTTCCCTCTCCAAGCTTTTAAATGTATTAAATACAAAAAAAGCCCCAAGTGCGCATGACGGATTAGTTCGCTTCCCACATTGGCTTGGATTCCACCGCAGTACCAATGGGATTAACAGTCGCCTAATCAACGCTGTTCGCATTTTGCACAGGGGTGTACTGTGTGCGGTGATTCTTGGGTTCAGTCCATGCAGACCATCAGCTAACGCGCCCTGACGGTCACCGTAGAAACAAAAAAGCCTCTTACAACTGCCCTCGGTGGAAACCCTTCGATTAAAACCAAGGGCGAGAGCATGTGTAAGAGGCTTCTTTGCAGACATATACATCGTTAAATGTATAAAACTGCAGCAGTTGTTTTCCACGACAACGGTGTGAAGTATATACGAATTAATGGACTTGTATAGACTTTTTTAACAAACGTAACTTTTCAGCAACATTTGCCGGCATAGGCACAGCTTTTTGCCGGTCAGCATCAAGCTTTTCTAGTGCTGGATCCTTGAAAGTCACATTGACATTGACCGTCATCTCAGGTATCTCAGCCCCGTCCCAGCGCATCTGATTGATGTAGACCAATGGCGCAGGGATAAAGTCACCGTTTTGCTTCGTCCAAGCGTCTGTGGTCTTCATCCATTCCACATGTTTAATGATCTGATCGGCTTGAGTGTCAAGCTTTAACTTGTTCCACTTTGCCAAACAGGTTGACTTACCGCCTTTGCGGACAGACTTAGGCCAAGCGGCCCAAAATTGTTCAAAACTCATAATGCTTTGCCTTTCTGTTTAATGACAAAAATTCCGTATGGGTAAGTCCTGACATCGCCATCGTTCCAAGCAACGAAGACAAACGAGTCTTCTGCAAACCAACAGCCAAGTATCGTGCGTCCAAGGCTGTCGTTTGTATAGGCAACTAGCCCATCTCGAGATGTGCATTTGCTGTTAGTCAGCACAATCATTCCACCGCTATTGTTGTTAGCTGTAGCAATCGTGTCTGCATGCGCCAAAGAGCAAGCAAGCAGGAAACCCAATAGGAATTTTTTCATCTTTAGTCCAATTCTTCAATTGCTCTACGAAGATATATCGCCATGTCTAGCGCTTCCTCATAGGCGTGTTGCAACCATTCTTTGTGCGACAGAGGGTTTTGTGCCACTGTCGTCCCATACTTTTCAATACCTTTTTTCTGTCTAGCAATAATGTCTAAACAGACTCGGGCTTCCGTGCCTACCGCGCTATCCATCAAGATTCCTTGACAAAGATACCTTCGGCATTCATGTAGCCACGGCGGTCCTTAATCTGCTCGTAAGCAGCCTCGAGACAGTCGGTAAGGTTGACATCCAGCAAAGCACATACGTTGATCAAACAAACCACCGTATCACCCACAGCGTCAATGGCATCGATTTTGTTGTTATCACGCAACGCATCAACTAGCTCATTGATCTCTTCTACAGCCTTCATGGACTGTGCAAAAGGTGTGCTGTTTGGAATGATCTTACGGGCCTCAGACCACTGAACAACTTTCATCTCTAACTCTGCGTATGTACTCATTTTTCGTCTTTCTTAGGTTCTTCTTTTTTCTTGCCAAAAATTTGATCCCAGTTGTCCCGAAACTTGTCAGGGTTGGGGATAGGGCGTGGTGCTGAACCTTTACCCATGGCTTGGCTCCTCAAACCACTCAGGCTTTTTCTCTTTAAGTTCATACAAGCGCAAAGGCGGCACATTGCCTGTCTTTGTCCACTTGTAGCAAGCAGGTGCTGTGACACCCAAGATACGTGCAATCTCTGACAAGTTGCACTTACTACGCTCCAACAGTTCTTCAACTTTCATAGGTTCTCCTTGTTAAACGGCAGTAGTATACTTACCTACAATACAAAGGTTGATTGGTTTTTTCTATGAACATTAACCAGTTGATGTATATTTTTTTCTTGCGATTGGAGAAAAGTACATTACCATACTCACATGACTTGACAGGGAAAGATAAGCCCGTTGATCAGGGTCTGGCATGAAGGTGCAAGATATACATGTTGAAAGCCTTCGATGTCCCCGTAACAGTAAGCGGGAATTACGTTCACTAAACAGGAGGATATAGATGGAACGCAAACTAGACGCAATCGAAGCCTTTCAACAGGGCTACCAGGAAGGGCAATTAGCTTTTCTCAAGTTGATCAACCAGTTCTGTGGCTTTACTGCCAAGAATGTTCAAGAGTTGATTCATGCCATCAACGAGCGGGGAGAAGAAGATGTTTTTTAATTTAAACATTTTTTCCGGCAACACATACACAGGTAATGACAATCTAAGAATTCGTCAAGACGGTGAAGTGTTCAACAAGTGTGGTGACATGTGGTTTGGTCAAAATGGTCAAATGATTCGTGATGATGACGGAACATTAATCAACCTTAACAATGGTGTCATGTCCACTTTTGGCGACCCATTTGGAGACAATGATGCTTTATGACTTTAACCCCACAGTGAGAAAGTACCCCCGCACCATGCTGGAAGCTTTCCCCTGTTCAATCGAATCGGCTCAATGGATGGAACATTACAAAGCACCTGCAACCGTCAAGGATGTGGCGTTGTACCTCGTCTTGCTGACAGCAACACTAGCTCTGGTGACGGCAACGCTATGGATGCTGTGAACTGGACTGAGAACCTGTCGACATACGACATCAAAAAGCAACAGTTCATCAAGCACATTAGGTTCGACAAATACAAGTTCATTGTTAAGTACCACAGACTAGACGAAGACGACTTTGTAGTTGACGAAGTTCAAACACTTGACGAACAAGACATTACAGATCTTCTGAGCTGTAGAACCCTAGATAGGATAGAAAGGAAGTTGAAATGAAAACGAAAAGTTTGTTTAGCCAGTACATGGAAGAGTTTAAGCAGTCAGACACCCTGTATTGCTACTACTGCCTGGAATGCAAAGGCGAAAACGTAGGATGCTGTGGCGAGAACCACTTTGGCGAGTTCCGCTACTTGGATCGTGAAGATCAGATTGCAATCATTGAAAACGAATTGCAAATGGCATTTGATTTGGAGGAAAAGCAATGAATGTTTATCAACGTTTAAACCAAGCCCGTGAGAGTTTTCATCACCGCAAACTCAAGAAGTCAGGCCACAACAAGTTTGCCAACTATTTCTACTTTGAGCTGGGTGACTTCGTTATCCCTGCGTTGGAAATCTTCAAGCAAGTTGGCCTCACATCGGTGATTCGTTTTACGGTTGATCATGCATTCATGGAGATCGTAAACACAGACAAACCAGAAGAGAAGATTGTCATCAGCTCTCCCATGTCTACGGCTGCTTTAAAGGGCTGTCACGAGGTCCAAAACCTTGGGGCAGTACAAACATACCTTCGCCGCTATTTGTGGGTTGCAGCTCTCGAGATCGTTGAACACGATGCCCTCGATGCAACTACAGGCAAAGGTTCTGGACGAGTCAAGCCAACAGACAGCGATGTATCCCTCCCCCAAGAAGAAGTGGACTACCTGCGTGAAATGGCACAAGAACTGACAGAGATTGTCAAAAATGGTGATCCCAAGGCTGCACTGAACATGGTTCATGCTGCTGGACTTGAGGCCGAGCAACATACGTTTCTCTGGTCGCAATTAGATTCACAAACCCGATCATCAATCAAGAAAGCAAAGGAGCTATAAATGAAGATTGATTTGCAAGTAGAAGTTGAACACAAGGACGGTAAGTACCCATCGTTCAACCTCATCCTCCGTACAGGCCCAGGCAAAGACCCATTCATGATCATTCGTGGATGCCGCATTGTTCATGGCGCTAATGGTGACTTCATCAGCTACCCCAGCCGCAAGCAAGATGATGGCAAATACTGGAACCATGTCTACGGCTCGAAAGAGTTCAACGACATCGTTATGAGTGCTGCTAACCATGCCCCCCCTGCAAAAGCAGCAGCCCCCAGCAAGTCTGTAGTTGAAATGGACAGCGACATCCCCTGGTAAAAACCTATGCACTATCCGATTTGTTTTCCAACTGAGAAGCTCTATAGAGAATGGTTGTACTTCGCTCGGGTAGTGCGTGAACCCTCGACGATCTGTGAAGATTGTTCGCAGGAATATCAAGAAAAAATGGAAAAGCAAGGACGCTGTTTCAAAGACAAAGAACAGCTAAAAGTATTTGCAAGAGTTCAAGTAAAGCAAAGGATAGAAAATGAGCAACTCGATCTTCTCGAAATTCTTTTCTCGAGCCCGAACAACTGACCCCACCACAAGTCACCAAGCGGCAGAAGCAGTAAAAGAATACACAGTACAAAAACATTTTGCACTGATCCACAACGCCCTCGTAGAGCATGGCCCCCTCGGCAAAGACAGCATAGCCCTGCATTCAGGACTAGATCCTAATCAGGTAGCTCGTCGGTTGCCAGAAATGATGAAGGTCAATGCCGTTGAATTAACAGGCAGGGTAGTACCGTCTTTCAGTGGCCGTAATGAACGTGAGTGGAGAGCAATATGAGTGAAAAAACAGGTGGATCAGCTTTTCCACAACATGACCCAATAACCAATGAATTTGTTAAAAAGTATGGAACAGACCGTGGCATGACATTGCGAGATTATTTTGCTGCCAAAGCAATGCAAGCAATGTTGAATGAAGATCCTGATTACCATCAAAAATATCAATTTATTGACCTTGCAGATTTTTCATATCAATGTGCAGACGCAATGTTGGAGGCAAGAAAATGATGTACGCAAAAGCAATGGCATTGACTACCATCCCGTTTGTAGTCGCACTGTTTTTTTCCTATTTAATAGGCAGCTTTATCAATGCTTCATGGAGTCCAGAGATGTGGACCATGGATCTTCGCATCATGATGTCTATCTTTGGCGTGTGCTTTGGATATGCCATGTACTTAAAACTTCGCTTCGAAAGACTTGTATGACCATTAACGCATTCCACAAAGATTTTGTAAAAACACACATGCCAGAGTTTTTGACAAAGATTCGCCTTGAATCAAATCAGTACTCGAATGGTGTTATCGCCGGTGGCAAGTCAAAAGCATCACGTGAATCGAAGCAGGGCAAGACAGTGAACACCATCAATGTCTTCCCTCCAACGAAAAAACGTGTGTCAACTGATGTGACTAACTTCCACATCTACTCACGGGCCGGTGTCAAATGAACGACGAAGTGTTCAACATCATTGTGTTGTCAACAATCCTGATCTTTGGAGCAGGAATATTCACATGCGTAGTGATTTTTATTGCCAGCCTATTGGCATTTAAAAACTAGCTAAGCAGTCGTTGTAGCGCTTCTTTCGGTTCTCAATACCGATCAAGCCACCGTTAATCTTCTTGGTCATTCCTTCAATGTCTTCTTTGTCCGCAAAGACATCAAGCTTGTTGGATGACCAGAACCAACCGGCAGACAGAGCAGCGTACTGAGGCTGCAATAGAAGCTCAGGATGGTTCACAAAGTCAGCTCCGATCCCTGCCCCACACCTGGTGTAGTTGTCCTTGCCGGTCAATTGCTTTAGACCTCTTCCCCTGTACGCGAAGCCCTCACCTGATTCAGCGGGTCCGTTTCCCATGCGTGAGCTGTAGCAAAGATTGGCGATAAGTTCCGGCTTACCCGCTATGCTGTTAGCCACGGCTGTAGGAATTTTCTTACCTTGTGCATCTAACTTTGGTCGTGTTTTGCCAGGTTTATTTGGGTCAGGTTCTTGTACAGCAAACCGTGGAGGCCAGCATTGAGCCAATGTAGCCGCCTTGTAGTTCAGGTTCTCTTCAAGCATTGTGAAGCCGCCAGACTCATGAGCGCACTGAGCTAAGAAAGCAGCAATGCGTTGCTTCGTATTGATCTGGAACTTTTCACAAGTGACTTGGATAGGGGCAAGCCATTCCCTTGCCACCTCAGGCTTGACACCTGCAGAGATGATGTTGTCCAGAGTAACCATCATACTTGTTGGTCCTTTTGCTTTTGATCAACAGCTTCTTGAGACTTGTTAGAAGAGCCGTAGAAGAAGCGGATCAGTGAGTTAACAGCAGTACCAATCAGAAAGCCCAAGATGATGTTAATGAAGTCGCGGTTGCGGTTCTCAACAGGGGCAAACGATACGATAAAGAAGTAAGCAAACGACACCACGGTGATGAACCATGCATAGTGTTGGCTAAAGCGACGAGTCGACTCATCAGCCATATACATGTCAGTGGCACGTTGTGTTGACTTCTCATCAAGAGCAGCCATGAACTCTGAGTGACGGTTAGCCTCCTCTTGAAGCTTAGCGTTGTACTCAGGGGTGGCTTCACCCTCTGGCTTCAACTCCATACCGAGTTTGCTTTGAACAGCGTCTACGCCCTTTTCAACAACTTCATCAGCCACTTTGTGCATTCCGTTATTGATTAGGTTCGCTACGATTCCGGCGACTATTGGCAACATCTGAGATTTCCTTTCTTAACTCTTCTTTCAATTTCCTGACCTCTTTTATCTCGTACTTGAGTTCAGACTTCATCTTCATGTAGTCAACAACAACAAGCATTGAAATAGGCAAAGCCAAGAACAATACTATCGACAGTACAACTACCCCAGCGATAAACCACTTGGTGTCCTCACGA